CTGCATCTAGAAGCATTCCGGGTAACAAGGAAGAGTCTTCTAAAGCAGATGTTATGATTTCATCAGGCTGGTCCATGTATGTGTCAAAAGTGTTGTAGGTATCCCAATAGGCTTCCATTGGATCCACTTCTTTCTTCCCTAAAGTTTGAAGCCCTAATGTCAACCTATCAGAAGTTTTCAGATACCTCTCAAAAAATATTTTAAGGTTTGGAACATCAAAGCCATACCATGTGCTCATTTTTTTCTTTTCAAAAGACTCATTAAATAAGGGAGAGAAGTATTTTACAAATTTATGGTAGTCCATTGGTTTCCCATTGATCCAAGCTTTAATGAAATGATCTTTGATTGGATGAGTCACCTCCATAGTTGTGTAATCAGAGTCTCTCAAGAAAAAGCGAAGAATAGTTGAAAACCTACCTGGTTGAGATTCATACAATAGTCTGAGTGTGTTTTCTTTAAAGTCAAATAAGACTTTATCCAAGGACATTTTTGAGTCAATATTCCACTGCATCTTTTCATTCAGCTCAACTTCAACACCATCTCCACCCTCTGTCACTTTCCTACCAGTATAGACTATTGTATCTACCAAGAAGCCTTTCTTAGGTACTTTCCATTTAAAATCTATGAGTAAGTTCTCCAGCATTGGGCAAAGCTCTTCCAAATGTTCTAGGGTGTTCAAGACAATTAGTTCAACTTCGTCATCCATGGCATATATTTTTACAACTGTCTCACCAACCTTCCCATACCAAACTCCTCGACCATAGTAGCCAGATATAAAAGCTTTAAACATAGGCCAGGTTCTGTCAAGGTTTCTTTCATAGTCTCTTTCAGTCTTACATAGAGGCTGTACTGTATCAAACCACCCGATCATCCCATACTTAGAGTTAGCAATATCTTGTTCTAATTCCATTGGGCTCTCATAAATCATGCTCACAAACTTGGACATGATCTTTAAAGTTGACATCCTTTCATCCAACATTCCTGCAGTAGGCAAATTACCACTTTTAAGAATCTCTGCAGCCCAAAATTCTCTATCATTTTTAAGTAGTGGCAGTCTTGTGAG